CATATAAAGTAGGTCTTTCTCATACTTCGACAGTGATTTATAATCGGCAGTTGGATTTGGAATAGGTAATCCCCAATCCGGTGATTCCTCAATTTTATTTTCATCTAGAAAACACTTCATTTGAGGATCAATTGACCGTTTATTTTTATATCTTGGGTTACGCTTTATCGACATAACCAATGGAAAGTATTCTTCTTTCAAATATTGTTCGTGTAATTCTGGTATATACATATCTTCAGAAAACACTGGCCCCCCATCCTTCACTAAATATTGAGAAGGATACCGTTCATAGAACGGCCGCTCAATAATTTCTATAGGGAGCGGGGGGAAGACAGAAAATCCAGACCTATATGTACAGGTCCCAACTTCTTCTTCGCTAACTCAATGAATTCTGGTGTGACTCTTTCAAATCTTCCAAAATCAACTCCATTGCCATTAGTCCAAAAACCAACAATATGACCATCTTTATTCAAGACGGGTGAAGTACAATCTCCACAACGAGTTTGGGCATTACACCAACCTAAGGGACTCGCAAAACCAACAATAGAATCAGGCATGGTACTTCCTCCTGATCCGAAACCAAAAACAGTGACAATGTCAGCATCTTCTAACACTTTCAAATTTTTACATGTGAAAGGTGATTTAATACCATTAACATCAAAAGCCACAATTTCATCATTCATAACTTGCATTTTATCTGCTCTAAGTTCTAATGAATGAACATGGTTTCTAGCTGTATATCTTTTAGTAGTATCTTCTGACAAAACATGCATAACAACAAACATTTTGTTTCCCACTAAAGTGCCAGTGCATAAATAACGATTTTCATCATTAAAAATTTTAAACACACCTGCGGCAGCAGTATTTGCATTCCAGCTTTGCTTCTTACAACCAATAAGAGCTTTTTCAAACTTATTCCGTGCTTGCGAAACAAAAGATAGCACATCTTTTGCATTCGCACGAACCACACGGTGTTTGGATCGATAAATTCTCCTCCGGATTTCAGTATCATCCTTCATAGAGGGGATTTCAACTCCTTGTTGATCCAAATCGCGTCGATCACGCATTTTATGACTAAATACATATTCATCAGTACTATTTTTATCCGAGTAATTAAATAAATCATGAGCATCTGAATTAAAATCAGGATCGTAATTATCTCTATTACGTTGATATGCTTTCTCTGCTTTAGTCATTGGAGCTTCCAAAACTCCATCAATACCAATTTCTTCATTTTCTTGGCCTCCAGATGCATGATGAGGTCTACGCACACGTCTATGTTGCATACCACCTCGTTTCTTACCACGA